GGATACGTCTTATAGATGTTAGATATCGCATCGGCGTAATATTTTCTGGCGGAGCCATAGCGAGCGAAGTTTTTGGGCTCCGTAAAGTCTACCCGAGGTACAAACCTCTTTTCGTGAATGACGTCGGCTTCAATATATTTAACCGACTCTACATCGCCCCCAACTTCTTGGGCGGACTTGCGGGCTAAAGACTTGGTGACGGTGATTTTGTCAAATAAATCTTTGAGACTCATACCTAACCTTCTTCGACTCTAAACTTAAACTCTTCCGGCTGCTCTACCCAGTCTCCGATCGAGCCATTATAATAAGCAAACTTGATTCCATACATATAATCAGCTTCAAGCATTCCTATATCTAGGTCAAAATAGTTTCCGGAGACATCATATGAAAGATACGTAGAGTAAGCACTCGCCGTTCCGTATGGTATCACGTCTAGGTCGTCGGCTGCTCTAAAGATTTTATAAGAAGCGCTCGCCAAAGATGTATTAGAAAGCGTGCTGGTAGCAACCGTATAAATAGTTGGGGACCAATCCTTCTCTCGAATGAATGTTCGGAAGCGAGCAGTAGAGCTGCGCATATAACTAGATTTTAAGTTACTAATGGTGGTAACATATTGATTTGTGGGCGCATTGTTATAGGCAGTTAGTGTTTTTGGTGCCAAAGATCCTGTCCAGTAGTGTACAGGAGCGGCCGCGGAACCGCTATACCAGACATCAAAAAACTTTGTTAGCGTTCCTGTGGCCGCAAAGGAGGCCGTATAAATGCCCGTCTTGTGCCAGCCGCCAGTAACATTGCGATGGCCATCAGTCGTTATGCCACCGCCCGCGGGCAAGTGTAATTTTGCCCCAGATATCTCGTTCGATCCCGAGTAGATGCTCACCAATATTTCACCCTGTCCGACGCTCGGTATATTAACCAAGCGACCGCGAACATAGTTATACAAGTATAGAGTATTAAGATTATCTGCCGCTGGCGCCAAAGAGCTGCTAATATAAAAGCTGCCGCGATCATCTTTAGTACGAGAATCCCATCGAGCCTCCAAAACAGGCCGCTTAAAAAAGAACTCCGAGGACCTTGCAAAAAACTTCTTTGTATAATATGATTCCGTGGAGCCCTGCGTATTATATAAAAGGCTCCCCTGGCTACCGGTTCCCGTAACGCCGGCAGGCAGCGCAACGGAACTTGAAAAGTAAGCTTCCTGGCTTCCTGTTAAATAAACGCCTAAACCATTGTTGGCTGTACCGGTACTGCCTGTCTCGCTCTGAAGCCAGTCCTCCACCATAAAACTTATATCTACCTCTAAATTTTCATATCCTTTGGGAAATGATACGTTATAGGAGGGGTCCGCAGCTCCGGTCAGAAAGTCGCCGCCCGGGCGTATCCAGGCGCCATTCTTGCCGCGGCGGATCCAGTTGGAACCGCTATTATTATAGGTTACGTCTAAATATTCTTCCATATCCAGGCCAACCCCTTCTTCCCAAGAGGGGGCAGTATATGCATTACCAATTGGTTGGACCAGCAGATTAAACTGTCGCGGTAGCGTAAATGCGTGACGTGCATTGTACATCTTCAAATACCAAGTCACGCTGCCGCTCGCCGGAAGAGTGCCGGCTATTCTATCGCTTGAGACTGTAGAAATCGGGAACTCCAAAATAGCGCGCGATAGTTCAGCAGACAATCCACTAGATCCGGACGCCTCTCCGTATATAGAAAATATTTCTAAAACATCTGCGGCGCCCATATTGGAGCCGGTCCCTCGTTGACTGTCAATCAAAGAGGCCCTAAAAGCATTAGTTATAGTATTGTCTTTTGTTGCGGCATACCGCTTAATGGCCATTAGACTATGCTTCCTTGTATGTCTGTATTGGGAAACTTTATCTCGAATATAGAAGTTCGTTCCGAAGTGATATATCTGCCATCATTAGATAGGTGAGCATTAAAATCAAAATTCGCCTGGGAATAAACGCCACCGACTTTGGGAACTATCTTGACGTCTATGACATCGATTACATTGGGCACCCTTTGGAGTTCTTTGTAGATGTCCGTTATAAATAAAGATTGTCCTATATCATAGTTCTTGTTCGCAAAGAAGTTTCGTAAGCGCGCATTGGCGGCCGTAAGGGCATTAAATTTGTTTTCTTCATAATCGGCTACGAGAATATACTCAATCCCAAAATTAACTACATATGCATTCAAAATGTCGATAGTGTCATTTATTACTTTATATCGACTTAGCCACGTCTTCACGTTTTCCTTAATTGTAGAGTTGGTGGTGGTCAAGAATCCGTTGTTATCTTCAGAAATAACATATAAATTGAGATTCCGTTTAAAAGAGTCAAAATCGCGCTGCATGGAGCATCGCTTAATAGCACCGAAACTAGGTGGCATCGAATAAACAATCGCCTGATAATCTTCAAGCGTTACGGCGCGGCCCTGTGTGGCGTAATGGCTAAAAACTCTTTGTTTTATCTCTTGAGCCGATGGTAGCGAAACATCTCCTAAAATCGGTTCTTCGTTATTCACTTCTAAAGAGCCGGCTACTGCAGCTCTTTTAACAGTATCGAGGCTGCCTTGGTTTTCAAACTCTACAATGGGCGTTGTTATCCCAGTCAAAGAATTAGAGGCAATATTTGCGTCTCCCGGGTCGTTAACGCGATATTGAATAGTTAGAATGGTATTCGATGGAGCAATACCAAATTTATCTGTACCAGTTAGGTTTGTGGGATCGAACTCTGTCGCAGTGGAGTATTCACGTCCATGAAGCTTTAAAGTGATTTTGCTTGGATCAAGGACTGATTCGTTTGTTAGTTCGCTGTCACTTCCATAACCAAACTGTAAGAGCGCAGAATCACGAGTTTTTTCAAGAACAAATCTCCTGGTGGCCGGCATCGCTTTTAGTATGGACGTAACCGTTGACTTATCAGCTTTATTGTTGCGTACGCCTTTATAAACTATCTCTTGAGCCAAGTGGGAAACTTCAAAATATTCATGCCCTTCGGAATCAACTACTGCAATTATCTCCGACGGGTTCGGTGTTGATAAATCAACCTGAAGGAACTTCTGGAAATCTCCTATGGTTTTGGTTTCTCTCTTAATACGCCCTGATATTACCTTTCCAGAAGCCTTCACACCAAAATGTGTGGGAACATTGGTAACTGCATTCATGGTGGTGATTATTATTTCATTTCCTGCGGCGCCAAAGTATAGATCTTCCGTTAAAGTAAAAAGTTTACCATCTATGCTGTTGAACTGACTCCCCACACGCAGAGTGGGATAATAACTTGAATCCGGGGCGCCAGATGAATCGGCCGGGATCGTAACATAAAATTGTGCGAGGCCGGTTGATGTTGAAGAGTCTGTGTACTTCCACCCTAACTGGCGCGCTATACGAACAACATTGTCGTATTCTACCGCGGTGTCCAAAAATGATTCATTTACTTGATAATCCAAATAAAAAGAAAGTATATCACCGATATAGGAAACTGAATCCAGTACCAGGGCCCCGAAGCTAGCCTCGTTAAAGTCCTTAAAACTATCCGCATAATACCGCTTGGCATAGTTTACCAGTGACGTTTTAATACTATCGAAATCACGACTGGTATAATCTATTGCTTTAATTTTCTTTTTAGAGTTGGATGCCATCCTGTTTCCTCGGTTTTAAAATGCCTCAGCACTTTCCTGTATTTTAATCTCATCTTCTTCTTGTAATGGAAGGATCGTATATGCGACAGCGACACCTAAAACATTGCCGGTTCCAGCACTTTCGTCCCCGGCCGTAAAATTGATGCTATCGATTTGCACAAAAGGCATATACCTCTTAACTTGCTCCTCGATATCGGCCGCTATTTGAGGGTAAGTATTATGGGTCATAGATTCAAAAAAATAGGTTCGGAGGCCCGCGCCAAAGTTCATATCCATTATTCTTTCGCCCGGATTAGTCAGTATTAAATTTTTCAAATTTTGTTTAACCATTTCTCTATAAGTTTTGTTTAAGGTGTATGCCCCTCCCGCATAATCAAACCTTAAAGGAAATTTAGGTGATAAGCCGTTCATATTTCTGTCCTTTTCATTTGTCCAGTTTAATTAGTTATGAAAAACATTTATCCCCCGTCATCTTAACCATTGGCGCTCTCATCTATTCATCAATACATGCAGGATCTGTAGGACCATAGGGTCGAGGAGGCTTCTCCGCTGCTTCAGCGGCTTCGCGTAGACGGCGCGCAGCAGCCCGGGCCTTCGGCGACTTCTCTTCCTCGTCATCGTCGCAAGGAGACACATCGTCTGCATCTTCAGCATCGTCAGCCG